TTAGATAAAAACGGATCGTTTTCAACCAAGTCTAGTGTTTGTGTATTAGCTGTGCTTCTTATAATAACAACTGTTTCTCCACTTGCAGGAGCAGAACCAAAAGTAACATTACCTCCACCATCAACCCCAACATTAGATACATCATAATGTGTCGTTAAAGTTTTAACTGTCTCTACACCTGTTGAGCTTCTAATAATTACAGTCAGATCTGCTGCTGCAAATATCTTAAAGCCATAAGCAAATGCGGTAGTGCTACCATCTCCGCTGTAGCTGTTTTTAATGGTTGAACTAGATACTGTCATTGCATACTCCTTAGTCTGTCAATTTTTTCATTTTGTTTATCAAACTTTAATTGTAATATTTGATTCATAAGTTCTTTCCCGTATTCTGGATGTATTAATAATTCTTTTTCTGCTCTCTTTCTTGCAACCCTAACTTCGTTTCTAATTTTTTCTATTGCCCACTCTTTGCCTTTCATTTTTTTTTGTAACTCCCATACTTTGTTATTTTTAACAATTAAAAAGTTTAACTTTTCTAAAGATAGTTCTCCTGCTCTTTTGTGATACCAATCTCTTTGATCGTCTGATAACTCTATAGGACTACCTGAAGGAGCATTGCTAAATTGTATTACATCTGGATGTTTTGTAATTTTAGCACGCAAAGCCCATAACTCCTCATCAACTGGATTAGGATCATATAAACTTGTGTAAAATGGAGATATAATATCTGGGCCTAATGCACCACTATTAATTATTTTTTGCCCCCATAAATTTCTTTTAGGTTTTAATGTTTTACTTAATCCGGGTGTTCTTGCTTTTATAGCATCTAGGGTACTTCTAACATCTCTTAACACAGGATCTACATAGCCTTTATTTATTGTTGATACTACAGTAGGTACAGCCGAAGATATAAACTGTTCAAATGTTTTTGTTCCTTTATATTCTGGATTACGAATAGTATCTATAAAATTTGCAAAGCCTTGCATCATAGTTTTGTTTGTCAAAGCATAACCTATAGATGCCATAGCTTTTGCCATTAACTCTTCTATTTCTTCTCCTTTAGCTAAACCTGTAGACATTACATCTCCTATATCGCCCATAATCATCATCATTGTAGAAAATGGTTCTAATCCTTGTATGCTTACAAATCTATCGCCAAATTTTATAGAATAAGGTTTCCATTTTTGCCTATATTGAATAGCTTTTAAATCTGAATCTGTTGGGCCACCACCTGTTAATCTGCCTTCCATAATCAAACCTAAAGTAGCAATCATAGCAGCAGAACCAGTAGCCATTTTAGCTAATGCCATATCTTTTCTAGCACCACCAGCTTTTATATCATCTTGCATATTTTTTAACAGTAATCCTGCTGGACTATGTTCTGTTGCATATTTAAAAGCATTAGCCGGTGTTTTAAAAAATGGAACAAACCATCTTACAAAAGGCGTTCTTGCTAAAGTCTGTGCAGACTTTAAAGATGGGCCTAACTCACTTTGTAATGTTATATATTTAGCTGTTGCTTCTCCTTCTATTATTGCATCAACTGGAGGATTATAAACATAGTCTGCTATAAAATCAGACATTGTTTCTACATTAGTATCTTTACCTTGTATAATAGCTTCTCTATATGCACGCTTATACAATGCCATTCTGTTAGCAGATACTTTAAACATAGCATCTTCAAAACCTAACATTTTTGTTGGCACTCTTCCTAATGTAAATATATTTCCTACTACATTTGCAAACTGTCCAGGAACTCCTGATGCTTCAAATCCCTCTGCTGAAAATGCTCTAGTTCTTGTTCTTTCATAATCTATTTTACTACCTTTTAAAGTTGTGTTTTCTCCTTTGTATGCTTGTGCTGCTAATGACCAGTTTTCATTTACATTTGTTATTGCTGCAAATAAAGCTGCACGCACTTCACCAAAACGAACTCCAGTTTCTTGACCTGTAATACCTCTTCTAATACTTCCTATAGTTGCAGCACCAGCAGTATCAACAACATAATTTAATGAAGTTAATCCAGCACCAATAATGTTTTTTGCATGACTAATAGGTGAGCTTAAAATAATATTTATCCATGCTTCATACATTGCATTAAAAGTTTTTTTAGCTGGCCCTCCTAAAGTTTGAGTATATTTTAATCTTTGCGTTCCTTCTTTTAATGATAAGTAAGATGCCACCATTTGTTTAACACTACTTTCACCCCCAAAATCATTTAGTATATTATTAATATCTATATTTTTTAATTCGCTTGCATCAGCTTCTCTTGTTGGAATATTAAATTGTGCTAATGCTCTTGCTATTTCTGTTTGTGATCCTTTTATATTAGCTTGTAAATTAGCAAGTAAAGTTGCTTGTTTTTTAAATGCTAATAAGTTTGCTGCTGAATCGTCTCCATCTACATTAATTTTTTTTGCTAACACATCTAACTTTGATGCTTCTGTAATTAATAAATCTCTTGCAGCTAACATTGTCTCCGCAGTACCCATTCCTTCTAGCTGAATAATGTTACCCTGCCTTCTATCTAGTATAGCTGCTTTTAATTTACTTTCCCCTACACCTATTAAATCTGCAAGTTGTCTGGTTACATCCTGTGTAATTTCTCCTCTTTTTGCTTCATTAATTTTGCTTTTGTATTTATTACTATTTACCTGTAAAACATCTATTACATTATTTTCATTAGGTATTAATGTTTCACCTTTTTTATTTACAGCACTAAAATCTGTAAGCTCTTCTGGTGATACTTCTACTCTATTAGGTTCTGATAAATCTTTTAATGTTGATGCTATTTTTTGATCAGTAGGGTTTATATACTTTTGTCTTTCTTGTGTTTCTGCTGTAGTCTCTGCTGCTTGTTCTAATATAGGGCTTTTAGTTTTTTTAGTAGTAACAGTTTTTTCTTTTTCTCCTATAAATTCTCTAACAGGTTTTGGTTTGTTTAACTCTTCTTTCTTTGCTATTTTCTTTTTTGACAATTCAAAAACATCACCTAAGTCTTTTGAAAATACACTTATTTTTCCTGCACCTGCAATATCAAAAGGTTCCATACTTTCTTTAGGTTCTTGATCTACTGTTTCTAGTAAGTTAGGATTGTCTATTACATTTACTTCACCTTTAGGTACTTCTAAATTTTCCATAGATATAATATCTTCCTGCATCTGTTCCGCAGGGAAAAGCTGTGTCTGTTTAGCCATTGTTAACCTTTATTGTTTTTTGATTTCTGTAACATTATCTTGAGGAAAGTAGCCCCATCTAACCAAACCATTATTACCATCCCATCTCAAATCTTTTGCTTTTACTTTATATGTAAAAACTTTAGAAGGTGTAACTTTAGTTTCTGGAAATACATCCATTATAGCATCCATCTTTTTAATAGTTTTTTCTTTAGCTAGGTCTACTGGTTGATCACCCTCTAATCTTCTTTTCTTTTCAGCATCTCTTATATCTTGTCTAGTAACTTTGCTTTGTTCTACATAAGACTCTGCATCTGCTTTTATAGGTGTTACTAAATCACCCGGTCTTAAATCATTAGTAGGGCTTGCTCTGTAAATAGTTACTTCTGCATCAGGATTACCTTTTATATCAAAAAGTTTTCTAAAAAAAGCAACTTCTTGATCATGCTCTTTAGTTCCTCTTCGAGAAGTAATAAAGGTTTTTAAATTTTCGTAATTATTACCAACATCAGTAGAAAAAGTTGATATGCCTTCTGGTGAAAACTCTTCTTCTATACGCATATTCATATCATTAGCAGGTGGCCCAAAGTTAGCAGGAACAATATCTGCTGCATGACCAGAGCTTTCATCTCTAGGTCTTGCTTCTACTTTTTTATTTTGCGTTGGATCATTTGGATCATAACCAAATCTATCTATGTTTGCTTCTTTTCTTCTTTGCTCTATTACAGATTTTCTTGCTTCTTTATTTTTTGGCTGTCTTATCAAAGTTTCTCTAAAAGCAAAATCTTTATTTCTACCTTTATTGTTTACAAATCCAAACTTTTTGTAAAATTCTTTTAATCTTGTTTTACTTCCTCCAAAAGAATTGTCTGGTGTAAGTGCTATTTTTAAATTGTTTTCATCTGCAAAATTTATCAAATCATTCATAACTTTAGTTCCTACACCTTCAGATCTGTTATTCTCTGGAACTACTATTTTACTTAATGTAATACCTTCTGGTTTTATTGATAAAGATAAGTCAACTTTTGGATATTTATTTTTTATATCATCAAGAGATTTAATAGTTTTATCTTTTAATCTAAAAGGTATAGGGTTAGCACTTAAAGTTGCACTATCATCTATCTCAACTCGCTTTGCTACATCTACTGCTTGTTTTCCTAATGCTCCTAATACAGGAATAGAACCACCTAACACACCACCTGCGGCAGCACTATAACCCGCAGCTTTTAATAACTCATCAAAGTTAAAATCTTTTTGTCCACCGGCTTCTATTCCTATTTCTTGTCTAAAGTAATTATCCATAGCTCCGTAAGCCCCACCTTCTACTCCACCAACTGCACCAGTAACACCTGCGTTTTTTATAAGGTTAAGTAATACGTTTTTACCGCCAGCTTGTTTAGCTAATTGTCTTGTTACTAAACCTAAAGAGCCTAATCCTAAGTAAGTAGATGGATCACTTAGTACACCTTTAAAAAATCTAGCTGTTCCTTTTTTAGTAAAGTTTTTTAAACGATCATAAGCATTCATACCATAATAAAAAGCTAACCTTTGATAGGGTTCTGCTTTTTGCATTGTAATAGTATCGTACCCCATCTGTGCCATATTATAATTAAAAAATCCTAATTGTTCTAAAGCATATCTTCCAAAATCTACATCAGTTCTAGGAGTATTAGTTTGCCTTGATCCTATAATTCCTACCTCTGGTGCTTCATAAGCTTCTTCTTTTGCATCTCTTTTACTAGCATCCATATCATACAAAATACGACCAACAGTTTGAAAGTTTTTTTCATTCATTAATACTTCATCTGTTACTTCATCTGTAGCATCTAAAGGTTCTGGTATAAAATTAGGATCTACTGCAAAAGAAGTGTCCATACCTTTTTTTTCTAATATGGGTGCTAAATTAGTATAGTTATGTGCAGCTTCTCTACTTTTATAAAAGTCGCTATCAGGGCTAAATAAATCGTTGTAATCTGTCATGGTTATCTATCTATAAATTTTCTAATATAATTATCTATTACTTTTAAATCTTTAATATTTCTCTCTATCTCTGTTAATGTTAAACCATTATAGTTTTCATTATTGGGATCAAACCAATTTCTTCCTGCACTATCTGTATTTGTTTCTAAAAGTTTTAAGTTATCTAAAGTCAAAGTAGCAACAGGTATGTCTTTCCAATCTTGTGGAATAGCTTTTGGATATAAAGGAAACTTTACAATAGCTCCAGTTGATTGATTAACTCTTTCTAACACATTCTCATAAATCTCTTTTGGTTTATATTTTTTTACTCCAGTTGTATCATCTACTTCTAAAATCTGGTCTGTATAATCTTGTATCGCTTGTGTTTTTAATACTATGTAAAATTCATTATCCCTATCTGGTAACAAAGAATCTAAATCACTTATCAAAGACTTTAAATAATAATCTTCTGTTTCTGTATCTCTAGTACCTTTTTTTCTATTTTCTGCATACTTGATAATTTCAAATCCATCACTAAATTTTAATCTGCCTTGAAATCCAAAATATGTTGGTACTTCAGCTATAATATCATCAAGATCATCATTTGTTACATCAGCATCTAATATACGAGTGAAAAAATCTTTTTTTAAAAAACCATCAGTAGTTTGTGCATCAGACTCTTTAATAAGAGCATTTAAAGTATCAAACATTGCAGGAGTTAATTCTTGTTTATTTAATAAATTGTTTAAGTCAAAAATAGTTACAGGATCTCTTTCATCAGGATCTTCTGTTGTTTTGTTTGCAATAATACGAGAAAATAATTTAGAATAATTTGTATTTTGTTTTACTTTTATTCTTTTTAAATTTAATCTTTCTGCTCTTTCTTCTTCTCTATTTTTTGCATTAACCCAAGTATCTCTTTTAGAATCTACTTGTTTCAACAAACTTGTTTTTGTCTGTGTATCTAATTTTTTATTTTTTTGTATTTCAGTTTCTAACGTATCAAATATTGTTTCATCATCTGTATCTTCTGCTCTAATTAATTCTTTTGTAATAGATTGTATTTCAATATTTTCTTCTGTTGCTAATCTTAACTTTTGTGCATCGACATTACTGTATATACCTTCATCTACCATTTTTTCAAAAATACTTTTTACAGGACTTTTTGTTTGCTCACCTAATCCAAAAGCATTTTTAGTTTTTCCATCATCTCCATACAATTTAGAAAACGCATCATTATAATCATAAGTTCCCGGTATAGCAGTAGTAAGTGTATCAACTAGTACATCTAACTCAGTATTAAACTGTGCTTGTCTTTCATCAACTAAAGCATTTCTACTTAACTTCATAACTCCTAGTTGATCATTAGCAACTAATGAACTTACTTTAGCCATAAATCTTTTTTGTGCAACTTTGTCTTTAAAATTAGTATTTAAGTTTTGTACTATTTTATTTAGCTCAAACTTATAAACAGTAGTCATATCTTTAGG